CTCAGTTAACTTATTCATATCATCACCTCTACCTATACCTTCAAGACCTGTCACTGCTTTTGGTTGTACTAAAGGTTCGCCTGTCTCTTGGCTGTTAGGGAACTCAGGTAGTTTGCCTTTCTTCTGTAACATATAGATCAACCTGCGTACCAGTGGTAGCTGTAGTTCTTGGGTAAGTACGGAATAGAATGCCCCGATTTGAGATTCGAGACTCTGACTCATTATTTTTATTTCTTCCGCAGTAACCCTCTCCCCTGGTCGTTGAACTGCTTGGTTAAGTAGGAAAGCAAACTCAAGTCTCTGCTCTATACGCTCAATCATATTCATTGTTATTTGTAGATCGGCCTGCTTTTGGGCTTGAACGACTGACACGTCCTGGGCATTCCCTTGAACAATGGCCCCATTTGCCGCCGTACTGAGAGTACGTGGCCTAGTGGTTCCATTAGGATTTACAAGGAACAGAATTTTAGACGCTGCTGCTGCTGCTTCGATGGATGCTTGATACAAAGATTCAAGTGCAGTCAAGTCTCCGTAGTATTTCTCGACATGACTTCTTCCGTACTCCTCTCCACTTTCGATTTTTTCGAAACGCAATACGATCCAAGGACTGCAATCCATTGGACACATACCGTATGTGTTGGGAATCTCCTTGCCTTTACACTCCTGATACCAGCGAGTGATACCACCCTCAGTCTTAACACATGTATGTATCTTTACTGTCTTCTTGACTGGGCCTAGCTTCTCATCTTCTTCCTCTTGTTCAGGGAAGAATCCATCTGGCAATGCTTCAGGATATACTTCTTCTTCTACTAAAATCTCAGTCACATGATCCATTGGATCACGCACGACACAATAGTTTTGTAAATGTATAGTCCTGATCCTGTCTTCTTGCACATAAAGAAGGACGTTACCTGTAATTAGTAACTGCTGAAATGCTTGAGCAAGTGATGCTCTTGCACTCATGGTTTCTAACTCAATCATCACAGCTTGTTCTACCTTTACTAATGCTGTGTCGAGTTCTGTCTTAATCTCTGGCCCTTGCTCTTCTATTCTTAACGCAAGGCTGTCAATCTCTAGCTTGAAGAAGGGAGTGTTAGGAGGGAAGAGAGTTAAGTTGAGGCGGTTCTGAAGGTTGGAAACACCGAGACTGCCTGTTGATTGCCAAGGTGTTTTGAGTTTTCCATGATCTCCCATGTTGGAGTCAGGGCAGGCAGCAGGGTTAGTTACCTTTGCACAATCTCTAGCTCTTTGAAGGAAAGGATCACGATTAGTTTTTAGTTGGTCGTATCTACCAGCAAGGGTAGTACCTTCCTTCTTATCTTTAGCTCCTTTCCCTGGTGCTAGATCGATAGGGTCAATGCTTAAGTCCATTTACTGTGGGATGTAGAGGCTCTTAGCCGCATGTGCTGACGACTGGGTTGCTGTTGGTGCATGTTTAACTGGTGGATTTGTGTACTGTTTCTTTCCACCACCCTTTGCCCACCTCTTAGAGTCTAGTGCTGGTGCTGCTACTCCTGCTGTTTCCTCTGGTGGTGGAGGTGGTGCAGCTTTTGCTTGTGCTTTTTGTTCTTGATACCTAGCTTGGTTATCTGCTCTACTTAATTCAAACTGTCGCTTCTGTTCTTCCATCTGCTCTTTTTGTAGAGCCATGTTCTCTTGATGACGCTTTTCTGCATCCTCCATAGCTTTGTCATTAGAGCCACCGCCACCGCCACACATAGCTAATCTCTGTAGTTACTTAATGATAGCTTGATATTACTATGAGACTATTCCAAGTGTACTGATGTTGCCTTTTGGCTGGTACTTACCAGTAGTAAAACCTTTTCTTCCTTGACCAGAAGCGATTGGTCTATCTTCTATTTTAAGTGCCTTGTCTGCTGCTGTTGTACTCTCTTGAGTTTGGTCTAAGTTGATATATGTATTACCAAACTGCTTTCCTCCTCCTCCTGGTACGGGTTGAGTAGGAGGAGTAGGCACAGATCCAGTAGTAACAGGCTTACCAGTCAAGGTGTTCAAGTAACCTCCACCCCAGTTAATAGGAACCTCTTGCCCAGGTGCTAACCCAAGATTGCTATCAGTTGTAGTGTGATCTATTGGTGCTGCTGTGTTGTAAAGCTTTCCATCAGGACCAGTTGCAAACCATTTATTCTTTGGTGTGTAATCTCCTTGAGCAATAGATAACTGTCCAACAGGAGTTTCAGCCCATTGAGCATAGTTTAATTTATTTGGATCGTCTGCTGCCAAGGTGAACTGACTTACATCTACGTTTTGTACACCCGTTGGAACAGAAAAAGGATTAGCACCACCTCCTCCTGGTAGGACTGGGCCATCTAGTTGATAGTTAGCCATGTGATAGTCATGGCCTACGGTTGAATCTCCAACACTATTATCAAAAGGTACTGCTGTTATCCTGTATCCCCCAGGTGCTGTTGCATCAGGCACGTACTGCCATGAATAAGGTGTTGCTGTTACTGTCGTACCGTCTTCATTAGTTACTGCTATTTTATTTCCATCGTCATCTAATACAAACTCACCTTCTTCATCTATCTGATATTGAGTAGCGACCTTATTACCAGTTGGGTTTAAGTTCGTTGCTGGATCAAGGTTTAAATAGCTTTCTTCAAAGGTTAAGTTGCCATCATCATCAACTCCTGTCGCTATTTGCAGTGGATTTCCATACCCTACTGTTCCATATTTTTGATAATTCTGAGCACTTGTATTTAATCCAATATCTCTATTTATATCTGCCTGTGCTTTAGCTTGTGCCTCTTCAAAGCTCCAGCCTTGTGTTAGATAACTTTGGATGGCCTGTGTTTGTTGATATCCCCACCACTCAGCCCCCTCTTGTCCGACAGTATTACCTTGTTGTTGTCCGTATTGATAATTCAATTCATCCATATAGTTTTCAATGTTAGATGTTTGCAAATCAGTAGCCCAATCTTCTGGCTTGGCTTCAGTTAGATGCAAGTTGTAATCTTGAAACTCAAACCAGTCAGGAACGCCTGCGGCTGAAGCATCGTATGGAGTTGTAGCTAATGTCGATTCACCTTGCACATAATCAAATGCTTCGCTAGATCTGCTTACGTTCATGAAGACAGAATTAGTAGCGGCTGCCTCTGCCTCTGCCATGCTCTTGCCACTATCAAGAGCATCAGCTTTAACTGTTTCCCATTCGTTAGTCCAGTATGTAGTACCTGCTTCACCTGCTTCCCTGCCTAATAAGTCACTGTAGATTTGGTCTATTTCATCTTTCGCAGTTGTATATGATGTTGTTGTAACATCTGGTGGCACATAATCTATATCCATGTCTGGATCGTAGGGAGTACCATCTGGATTGTAGATTGTTGAATTTACTGGAGTCGTAGGGATATTGAGTTTATTTTTAAGAATTTTTGTAAGTGCCATCTTTACTCAATCTTGTTCTGCTCATTATATACAGATCGCAACATTCTTACTAGCTCTACCTGTCCACCGTACCTCCATATCTCTCGGTCATGTGCATCTATTGATGGACATCTATCAGGGTAGATCTCCTCTAGTTTTCTAATGAGTACCTCATCTATTGGAGGCCATAGTTCTTCATCTATTAACTTTGCTTTTTGATACTCGTTCATGTGGTGGGTGGTTCCCAGAGGGATACTTCTTGCTTATGTAAATTGTACTCGCCATGTCTCAAGATTCTAGTAAGTCGTGCTGAAAGTAATGCTGATTTGTATGTAAGTTTCCTCTTCTCGTATGCACCTATCACCTTGTCCCACATATCAGAAAGGGTTTCGGAATCTCCCAAAATTTTTTCAGCAGTTTTTGGCCCGACACCTACAAGCCCTGGAATATTATCTGTCCTATCCCCTTGCAATACCTGCGACATCCAGTTTCTATCTGCCCTCTTTTCAGAAATGGTTTCAAGATCTCCATTCCTCAGAAGAATACAGGGTATGGTCTTCATATCTTTATCGGCTGAAACTATGACACGTGTAGGGTGCTGCTCCTCAGTTGCAAGTATCCCCATAACATCATCGGCTTCAAGGTTAGGGTAGATAGCGTACTCGTAATACCTTTTCATTGCTTCGACAACATCTTTATAAGCCAAAGGTTTACGTGTGCCTATTCGATTAGCTTTGTACTCGCTATATATTCCATGTCTAAAGGTGGGATAGTCAGAGAAACACATGATGATCTTGCCTCTATCACCAGTGATGGACTGGTATTCTTCTAGCTTTGCAGCTATGTATTCCATAGCATCACGTTCGTCTGATACGAGTACATGTTGATGCTCGTTGAATTTAAAGTCTTGCTGCACTGCGGCAGTGCCAGAAAAAACTAATCCGTCCCCATCTACTAATAGTGTCATTGGAAGAAAGTTGTTTGTTGTACTAGGCGACCAGTCTTCTCGTCATATAACAAGGTATCGACAGGGCCAGTTTTCCCTGAGTAGCGGTTCTTCATTACTGCTAGTTGCAACTGTGATCGTTCACCTGCATCGGTTGACTGTTGGTTCCTAGAGCAGGAGATACATAAATCAGATAGCTGGAGAATTCCTGAGCTGCCCCTCAAATCACTGGGGCTGACAGTTTGGCCCTCTTCATGTGCCTTACCCTGTGGCCTGCGTAAATGAGATACGAGTATAAGTCCAACACCTGTCGCCTCAACACATTGTCTTAGCTTGGTGCATATCACATCCAACGCTTTCCTTTCATCAAGTTCGATGCCAGAAATAACAAGCGTAAGGTGATCAAGTATTACTACATCAACCTCTTCTGCTGTAGCTAAGTAAGTAACCTGTTCGATGAGCCTGTCTCCATCCATCGATCCGAAATGATCGTACAAAAAAAGACGGCCTGATCCTAAGAGGGAATCGAAGGCCGACTTCAAGATGGGGATCTCGACAGTCTCATCTAAATGCAAAGGAGTGTTGAGTGCAATACCCATCACTCCTTGCAAAGTCCTTTGTAGACTCTCTTCAAGTGCGATGTACCCTACTCTCAGCTTCTGAGTAAGGAAGTGATAAGCAAGTTCTTTACATACGGTACTCTTCCCAGTTCCACTGCCAGCACAGAGAGTTATCATCTCTCCCTTACGGAAACCGTGCGTGTAATCGTTTAGTTTTACCCACGGATAATGACAGACAGCTTTAGATCCTGGCTTAATTAATTCTTCCCATAAAGTTGAAGCTTCTTTAATACTGTCGGGTCGTGCTGGCTGTGATTTCCATAGTAAATCCTTTAACTCTGCACCTTTACCAGCAACAAGCATGTCGTTGGCATCTTTATATGGATCAGGTATGCGACAGATAGCAGCCTTGCCAGCAGGTAGTAGTTCAAGTGCAACTTGACTAGCCTTTCGACCAGGTTCATCGTTATCAAAACAGATGACCACCCATGCGAATTGCTTTAGCCATTTAAGATTTGCAGCGATAGCTTTCTTAACTGATTGCGTTCCAGAAGGAAGGGATACACAAGCATATCGATTGCCCTGAACCTGTGAAATTGCCATCGTATCCTTCTCGCCTTCTCCAATTACACAGAACGTATTGGAATCTCTTCCATGATTCTGTCGCCACTTGCTCTGTGCCCAGAATTGCAAGTCACTTATGCCATCACCATCAGTAATCCAGTTAAATCTTTTGTCTCTGAATCTCAGGTGCTGTGCAACTGGTAGTCCTTGTTGATCGTTGTAAGTAGCAACGTGCACCTGCTGCTCACGATAGAAAGCTTGGCAATAACTAAAGAAGTTAAGAGTTTCGACAGTAATACCACACCACTCTTTCTTAAAAGGTTGCAGGTTTTTAAGTAACTTGCTCCTTTGTGCAGCAGGTGTTGGTCGTGGGTCAGGTTTCTTTAGCCTTTCAGGTTGAACGGTTGTGTTGCACGCATAGCAATGTGTATGTCCATCCGAGAAGGTGACGTTGCCATGATCGGTATCGCAGTCAGGCTGTGGACATGGCCCTCTGCTTACTTCCTTACTTGAAGACACTGCCTGGCTCCTGGTCTAAGACGAGAGCCTTATGATCCTTGCCATACTTATCAAGCAATGCTTGCTTGGCTCTCTCTTTAGTAGCTGCGATGATGTACTCATCGAACTTCTCATTATTAGGAGTGAGGACACGAACCCTATATTTATAAGTAAGGTCACTCCCTGTTGTTCTGTAATTCATTGGTAGCTTTTCTTATGTGGTCAAGCATGGTCTGAAGTTCAGCCCTGCGTTTCTTAATGTTCTGCACTCTCTCTGTATCAGGAGGTGCGTCAGGATCATACGGCTCCCAGTTACCAGGGCACTCCTCTCGGTAGAGCTTGCCCTTTATCCATCTGATTTCTTTAGCCATCTCCCCCTACAACCCATCCTTCTTTAGTTGAAATTAAATAGTCAACAGGATAAAGAGGTACTTCAGGTGCTGGAGATTTAGGTGTACCTTCTTTAGAAACAACAACGTAATATCCATAGTTAACAGGAAATGTAGGAGGTAAGTTCTTTCCAGGGAAAAAACCTAATGCACCTCCGACATCAGTTGATGATTCTATTTCTGAAGTGCTTGGGTCATAAATGCCAGCAAAAATTTTAGTCATTAGTTGTACCAGTCGGGTGGGATTTGTTTGTGACACCACTTGAAACCATTGCGGTCACACCATTCAAAGTACCGCATACTATTTTTCTTCTTGCTAATCTTTTCGTTAGCGTTCTGAAAGCAGAGGCGTATATCTAAATGGGGATGT